TTGAGTAAAGCTGCTGGAGATACAGGTAGTGGACCAACATTTGGTGTTGATTACATAGTAAACACTTATGTAAGGAATCAGCTTGCATATAGAAAACAATTAATCCAAGACTTACAAACCGTAGCGTATACTTGTGAAGAATTAAGAGCTCCTATAATGCACATTACTGGTGAGGTGTTTAGACGTGGTATAGAGTTTGAGCCTACCAAGGAAGACCCTGATGAAAGTCAACTAGAAAGAATAAAGAGCTTTTTAGACGACTGTAACGTATTTGATCAAGGGCTTGAAGAGGTATTAAGACAATTTCACTGGGACTTAAACACTGTAGATGATGCGTTTTTATACTTTGCAAAAGAGTATTATGATAATGGTGATGGTAAATTAACATCTAGAGTGACAGAAATTAGAAGAATTAACCCTGCACTTATAGAATTTGATTTAGATGAAACGGGTTTACCTAAGAACTCACACTTTTTCTGCCCTATACACAGAGAGCAAATAAAAGAATCTCCAGAAGAATGCCCTGAAGAAGATTGTAAACAAACACTACAACCCGCTATGTACAGATACTTGTATAGAACAGAAGTGCATTATTTCTTAGACACTGAGATTGTACACTTATCTAAGTTTAATCCGACTGAAACATATGGTTGGTCACCTATCTTAACAATATTTGAAAAAGCCTTAACCTTGATTGGTATGGACAGGAACTTATACAGGTATTTCTTTGAAAGAAAAATGCCTGCATCTATGGTTATGGTAACCACTGATGACCCTGAAAGTTTAAAGAGAGAGCGTGAAGCACTTGCTGCAAAAACAAGGCAAGACCCTAACTATATACCAATGATTGCTGTATCTTCTAGAACAAACAGAGGTAGAGTTGACATGGTAAGACTATTCCACACACTACAAGAGATGGATTACTTACCTGTAAGAGCTGAAATACGAGAAAGAGTATCTGCTATATATGGTGTATCCCCTGTTTTTCAAGGGGCACCTGATTCATTTGGTGGACTAACGCAACAAACTTTACAATTAACAGTAATGAGTAGAGTTGTTGAAAGAGACCAAAGACAGATTATGGAAAAAGTTTTTGGAGCTATTATAGACAACTTTGGAATTACTGATTTTAAAATGGTCTTACCTAACCCAGAAGAAAAAGCTGAAGCAACTAGAATAGCACAATCACAACAACGGGCTGCTATTGCACAACAGATGTTAAACATGGGATTTGATGTAGTTCTAAATGGAAACAAGTTGAAGATTGATGAATTAGACTTTGTGGTTACAGGTGAGGCTGTACCAACTGCAAAAATACAAGGTGAGCAACAAGCATTAGCTTTGGAGCAAGCTGAACAACAAGCAGCTCAACAAAAAGCTATGATGGAAGCACAAGCCGCTCAAGCAGCAATGGGTGGAGGTCAACCAGAAGGTCAACCAGAACAAGGACAAGATACTGAGGAAAAAGAACCTGAAGAAGGATCGCAAGAGGAACCTGTACAAAAAGCTGTGACAGACATACCTGAACGGATAGCAAATATAGAATCTAAGAACATCAAAAACCCTGATTTACGAAAAGGTGTAACTACATCTACATGGATAGATAGTCTAGCAGAACAAGGTTACCAATTCCCTATAATTAAACAAGTGTCTCCAGACGGGACTAAAATATGGTTTTCTAATGCTGGAGAAGAATATACAGGACACTTAGGGGGTTCTGGTATTAATAATATAGAGAAAGCGTACTTTGGAAATCCAGTGTTCTCTGAAGCGGGTGGTAAAAAATACATAGGTGATCAATATCAATATGAAAGTGGTGACGGAAGTTCTAAACCAAAAGCAGTAAACGTAGAAGATTATGATGAGGATGACGATTAATGGCTATAAAAAACTTTAAACCAAAGGACACAAAGTATAAATCCATACCGAAAACAGCGAAACCAAAGTCACCGAATGAACCTGATGAGTATGAAGATCACTCATATAACCATAGAGAGATAAAACCAGATGGAACGACTGTTTACTATTATGACAATGGAGTAAAAGCAATACATCATCCTAAAAATACTGCTCGTAATTACCATAGGAATGCTGCTAAACATCATCAAAAACAAGCAAATAACTTTTTAGACAAAGATAAAACTGATTCGGCTTTGTCACATTTAAAAGCTAGACTAGGGCATATATTAGCCATGAAGAAAAAGGATAAGAAAAACTCTAGTGCTGTAGAAAAACTATATAAAGATTTTGGAGGGGCTGACTCAGGAGCAGGCAACATCGTAGCAGTGGCATCTGATCCGGGTATATTTACTGAAACTTACAGCGGCACTGACAAAGATGATAAGAAAAAAAAGTCAACTAAAAAAGAAATAGAAGAAAACAAAAAACGAAAAAAGAAAGCAAGCGGTCCAGATAAACTAGATAAATGGTTAGAGGACACGCAAGAGAAAACTTTAGACTTGGTATCTTTAACAAAGACTAAATATGATTTAGGAAGAACTGGTGGTCTTACTCCTGATGCATCTATAAAAACTCCAGACGAAGAAAGAGATGTAGAACAATTTATGGAAGCTAGGAGTAAAGGTGCTGAGAACAGGGCTATGGGTATCAAAGAAACTAAAGATGGTAATATAAAAATTGATGAATCAATAAATTTATCTAAGACTGAATTGTTTAGTAAATATATTGCTCAGGCTTTAAATGATGTTAGGGTACAACTTAACAAGGAAGATAATAATGAGGTGCCGCAGGAAGTATATGAATCAGATATGTTAGAACAAGCAGAAAGTTTAAATAGATTTATAGATGCTTCACGTGAGTTCAATAAAGACTTCAAGGCGAATCCGTCTAAGTATGGCGTGATTGTAAAACCAAAAATAGAAAAAATGGAAACTGATTGGTCAAAAGGCAAAAAAGATGGTAAACTAAACAATATGCCTTTTTTAGGTACTTATAAAAAATCAGTTGAAGGTAGGAGAGAAAACCCTCCACCACAAGTAGAAAAACAATATGGGGCAAAAAGAAGCCCTAGACCAGACCCTAACGGGTATAGGAATCCGCCAAACAGGAGGACTCCTAAAGACTAGAAACAATATAGGAGACAAGAATGACAACATTCGTAATACCAGAAGAGGCAAAAGAAGAGATAGTAAAAAGAAAGATGGCAGGAGCAACATGGAGTGCTCTATCAAGATGGGTAGAAGATAGATGGGGTGTAGCAGTTCATAGAACTACAATACAGAAGTGGTACGATAGAGAAGTAGAGCTACTCGATGAACAACAGTCAGAAGACATGGAAGATATGCAGACAGATTTTACACCTGAAGCACATGTTAAACTGGCTAAGAAAATAGAAACTTACAAGGCAGAATCTAGATATTGGAAGAAAGTTGCAGAAGCAGCTATCAAAAAAGATGCTAAAGAAAATCTTCTTATAGACTCAATTAAAAAATTTACTCCTTCATATAAAGAAGTAAAGAAATACAAACGCCGAAAACCCACAGGCAAGATAAAAGGCGATAGCACACAGTCTATGATTGCCCCTCTTACAGATACACACATTGGTGACAACGTAGAGTCTGACCAAATGCTAGGGTTAAATGGTTACAATATAGACATATTTAATAAAAGATTATACGGCTGGGCTAATCAAATTATTACCTTAGCCGAACTCAGGCGTAATTCCGCAGACGTTGGAGAGCTTATAATTCCAATGTTAGGTGATATGATTAGTGGAGACATCCATGAAGAGTTAGCACGAACCAACAATGACCACTGCATGGGGCAAATGATTAGAGGAGCTAATCTTATTTCACAAGCACTTATGCTGATAGCCCCACACTTTGATAAAGTAAGAGTTGCATGTGTAGTGGGTAATCATGGTCGTATGACTAGGAAACCTCCTATGAAAGATAAATACATGGACTGGGATTACATGTTGTATCAGTGGATTGCTGTATTCTGTCAAGAGCAGAAAAACATAGAGTTCCATATTCCAAAGTCTTTTATGACTACAATCAAAGTATGTAACAGAGATATCTTATTAGCACACGGAGACTTTATTAATGGTGGTGGAAGTGGCACTGCAATTAGTAGAGGTGTGAACAACATGCGAAATGTTATGGCATTTAGAAAAGGATTAGTAGATGAAATGCATCAACTACAAGACAATGCTTTAGAAAATGTGCCTGACAAGTTTGAATCAGCATTACTTGGACACTTTCACAGAGTAGATGAAGTTGATATCGGTACAGGAGCTGTGCACATATGTGGATGTATGAAGGGTGGAGATGAGTATGCAATGCAACGAGTACAATCCATCAACAAACCAAGACAAATAGTTCTATATTATCATCCTAAATACGGCGAGATTGGTAAAGAAATTGTCTACTTAAACAGATATGACTCTCGTAAGGGGCAGTTTAATGACATATTACCTGATGTTTGGTCTAAAACTTTTAGCTAATTAGGTTCAGAATAGTATAATATAGTATGAATCCAACAGTCATACAATATTATAGAGAAGCTGTGCTAAAAACTATACAAGCTACAGTTCAACAGATATTTGAGCAGTCACAAGCAAATTGTCCTGTGGTATCTGGTAATTTGAAAGCGTCTGGTGGGATAACAGCATCTAATCCAGCCGCTGGAGACTTTACTGTCTCTTATAACATTAATGACACTGCACCATATATGCAATTAGTAGAGGAAGGTGGGGTTGTGCCCAGCCATAACCGAACTAATAAGAGAACAGGCAAGACTTATGGTGTAAATGGGTATACTGTTCAAGGAAAATTCTTTATAAAGCAATCTATACAAGATGTTTTTAGTGGACAGTATAATTTATTAATCAATAATGCAAACGTAGGTAGCTCAGGCTATAATGTAAACCTATAGATGAGGAAGATAAGATGGAAGAGATAGAAATTACACAATCACAGGAGTGGATAATTGCAAAACACTCTAGGATGGTCGGAAAAGTATTAGATTTAGTTGAAGCAGCGATGCCTGAAGGCAAACAGTGTGAAAAATTAAAAAAATTATTGCAAGTTCCCCTATATGATTTCCGAAATGACATGTTACGTCTAGAAAATGGCGAAGCAGATACTGATATCGTAGAATAACCCCTATATTTTTTTATATTTATACTTAAATTAGTATAATAAAAGTGACTATAAAATATAATGTTTTATATTTATTTGGAAAGAGGTCGGAGGTGGCTTAGACCAACCTTTTTTGGGTCGAACAAGGTAATTTTTATACAAAACTTTAAATTTAGGAGGCTATAATGGCTGATGAAATTCTAAATAGAATTGAAAAGCACATGGAAGGTACGTCATTAGGTTTGGCGGCTCTTGCAGAAGTGCTACAAAAAATGGATGGAAGAATGGAAGCAGATGACGCATACGCTATTGAAAAAGCTGAGCAAGAAGAAGCAGCTTTGGAGCACGCGGCATTAGTAAAAGATATTGCAAAATCAGTATTAATAGAGCTCTCAGATCAAGGTATGGACGTTGACGGTACAGATATCGAAAACGTAGGAAAGCCAGATCCGACAAAAGGAGCTACTGCTACACCTAATTATGTAGGGGACTCAGACGACAGTTCAGAAACTGTTGCTATACCTACAAAGATAGAAGACCAACAGGCTTCTATTCAAGCAGAAGATGACGAAGATGAAGACGAAGAAAAAGCTATGAGAAACATGGCTAAAGCTGATGACGAAGATGAAGACGAAGACGAAGAAAAAGCAATGGGTGGCAAATTCCCTAAAATGGAAAATGCTATGCATGACGATGACGAAGATGACGATGATGATTCTGAAAAAGCTATGTTGAAAAAATCAATAAAGCAACTTCAGAAACAAATTGAAGCCCTAGACATCTCTAAGGCTGTCAAAGAAGAATCCGAGACAAGACTACGAAAAATGGGATTCAAGGAAGAGAATGGATTACAGAGACCACAATTGAGCACTAACGTGTTTGGAGCAGATACAGAAACTCCAATCAAAAAGGCTCAAACTGTGAACGATGTAGTCGACCAACTAACAAACTTGTCTTACAAAGAACTCAGAAAAATGCAAGAGTTAAAGAGACAAGGAATAGTGGAAGGTCTGCCAGACGAAATCGCAGGCTTAAGCTAAACTTTTAGAATAAACAATAAAAAACGAGAGGATAATAATTATGCCTTCACTAAGTGAATACATATCTCAATCGAATAGAGGACTAAACCAGTCTGTATTCGGTCCTGAGTACTTATCAAAAGCGTTTAATGCAGCGAACACAGGAACTGCTGATGCAATCTATACGACTACATCTGCGGATAATGTGTTCACGTCTACTTTCGGAAGAAAAGTATGGCAGTCATTGAACAACCAAACTCGTTTCTTCAACGCAATCCCAAGAACAGTTTTCGGTAACACCGTTGGTTGGAGGGTAAGAACAGATAGAGGTACACAAAGGTCTCGACCAATAACAGAGACTGGTAGTCTACCAGATATCGATGTTTCAAACCTAGAAACAATCTCTAGCTTGCCTAAGATTATTTCTACTTCATTCGGTGCTTCTGTGAAAGCAATGTACACTGCCCAATTAGAAGGTGGTGTCGGTGACGTTCTAGCGTTGGAAAACGAAAACGCACAACTTGACCACATCAAGGAAATGAACCAAGAGCTATTGCTACCAAACACAGTAGCAAACATTGCGGCTGGTGGTTCAACTACAGATGCTAACGTAACAGACGGAGCTGACTTAAGAGTTGGTGACACAGTAATGTTAGTAGATGCTGGTTCAGCAACAGCAAATACACCAGCAATTTCTGCAATTTCTGGTACTGACATAACATTCGGTAGTGCACTATCAGGTACACCTGCAAACGGTTCTTCAACTGTAGCAGACAACCTATCAGTGCAAACTAGAGCAGGATTAACATCAATTGATGATATCGTTGCAATTAACAACGATGCAACAGTTGGTAACGGTGGTGTACAGAGGTTCGCTGGAGCTTATGACTTAACTACAGCAAACAGAACTTCAGGCACATTCGGTGCTGCTGCTACTGTAAAAGGTAACAGTGGTGTTGGAAGAGACCTATCTCTAAACCTACTTGATGACTGTATTCAGTCTATCAGGACAAATGGTGGAGAACCTAAGTTAATTCTTATGGGTCACGACCAATACTTTAAATTAGAGAGATTACTTAACTCGCAACAGAGATACATGGGACAGGAAGAGTACCAAGTAGGTGTAGGTTCTGAAAAGACCTTCCCGGGTACAAGAACTGGACTAGTTCTCGCAACTTACCAAGGTATTCCAATTCTACCAGATGCAGACACTACTAAATCAGAGGTCGCTGCAGGTGGTGCAAAATTGGGTTCAAACGTATACGTATTGGACACAGACTACCTTGAAATCGCTGTCGCTCAACCTACTCAGTATATTGAGAACAGAGATTACTTCGCAGCTGACGCACTTGTAGTCAGAGGTTTGCTATACACAATGGCAGAGTTCAGAGCTTACAGGTTTGACGTACAGGGTGCGATTTTAGACTTAAACTCATAGTCTTATAATATATGGGGATGGGAACTTACTCATCCCCATATCTATAAGGGGGAAATAAAAATATGGCATTAACAATAACAAATCCCGGTTCATCAAGTGACGTAACTGGAGTTCCCGGCAATATAAAGTATGTTATTAAAGACATTACTTTTGATGACTCATATCCGACTGGTGGTGAATCTTTCACTGCTACACAGATGGGGTTAGAGGAACTATACATTGTTCTTATTTCACAAAAATCAGACGGTTATGTGGTACAATATGACTACACTAACGAAAAGTTTGAAATTTATGAAGCAGGTGCAGACGGTGCCGCATTGGACGAACTTGGTAACACAGCAGATGCGAGTGGAATTGCAATTAGAATAATTGCTTACGGAAAGTAAAATGTCCACAAAAATAAATCTACGATATTAAAGCTGTCTTAGAGCAACTTTCTAGGCAGCTTCGTAGAGGACTATATGATTAGGAGAACAAATACATGTCAATAACAAACGATTATTTTGACTCAGCGTCTTTTGAAACGTGGCAATCAGACCCAAGTACAAGAACCGCTGTGCAACCATGGGACAGATACGTCCCTTTTAGTGGTTCAGTAGGCACAAGTGCTGCCGATGTAATAAATGTATTTTCAAGTGCATATTACGACATAGACCAAGGGGCAACTACAGCAAATCTAGAATTACCTTATAGTGGTAGTCCCGGCATAAATAGAATTTTAAACCCATCAATAGAGAATACAGATATATCAGAATTTACAGCAGTGGGGTCAGCTATCTCAAGAACAACTGGAGCCCCTTTCTTGGGCACAGCAGAATTGACATGTAACCCAGCGAACTCAGCAGCTAAGGAAGGATTTACTGTTACTACAGATACTTTAGCTGGAGGCACATCAAGAAGCTCAGATGCATATTTATGTGCACAAGGAATGGTAAGAGGTGCATCAGCATCAGGAGATGCAGTAATCCAAATTTTAGATTCTAGTGATTCTGTCTTAGCTACTAGTGAAGCAGTTAGCTTAACAACATCTTACCAAAGAGTATCAGTACATTACAAACTTCCAGTAGGTGGGGCAACTTATAAAGTTAAGTTCTGCTCAAACACTCAGCACAATATCAATATGTTGTGGGATGCGTTGATGTATGATAAAAGAAAAGACACAAAAGTTATTGATTACATAGATGGTAACCTTGCTGGTGGTAACACATACCAATGGGAAGGGACTACAGACCTATCAAGGTCAAGACATCTATCTCCAATAGGTGCGATTAGAGGAATAAGCATTAGAAACACTCACGCATCACAAGTATTATATGTAGCGTTTGATACTGTTGCAGAAGCAAGTACAGCCGCTTTAAAATTAACTGGTAA